CGTGGTCGTGCTGGGTCCTGAGCGTGCCAAGCTCTTGGCAACCCGTTATGAATCAATCCGAGCTAAAACGATGGAGTTGCTTGATAAGCAGCATACCAATGGAGACAACAATGGAAACAGCGATTAAACAGCGTTGGCATTACGATGACGGTATCGGTCCAGAGGGTGTATTCATGTATTGGATCTGGAGTGTGACTGATATGGACCATTACTTTATTTATCCGTTTATTCGTACTGGATACGTGCTGACCTATGAGAATTGGAACATTCCGATGGATCGAGACACAACTCGACTGGGTGAGTTCATCTCTTTGGTCAGCGCTAAACGAGCGGCAAAAGAACACCGAGTCAAACAACACACAAACGGAGGCACAAATGGCAACTCAACAACAACAGAGTGATGTCCCAGCCGGCGCCCCAAGCGATTTTAGTCCCCTCCAGACGATTGTGGCTACAAGTGCGAGCCACTATGGCGACTTGCAGTCGGCACTAGTGGCTTTAACCGAAGCGCGGGACGTTTGGGTAACGACCGACGGCCTCCAGTGGCGTTTGCTCCTTCGCGGCGGGTTACCGATAGCGGCGGACAAATTCCCGTGACTCAGGAACCCTATAGCGACGTGGTCAGCTTTGCCGAGGAAGGCTTAGGCTTGGCGCTCTACGATTGGCAAGCGCAAGCAGCTGATGTGATCGATGCCGGAAGCGCTCGGACCCGGATCAAGGTGGCGCTAGTTGCTCCGAATGGATCCGGTAAGACCGAGCGCATTGTAGCTCTCAGCAGTCTGAACTGGCTGGCGCGTTACCCGGCTGGCCGAGTCATTGTGACGACTGCAGACGCTAAACAGCTCGACAGCCAATTGATGCCGGCTCTGCGCAGCCACGCCGGTAAGTTTCCGCAGTGGGAGTTTCTGGCTCGCTCGATCCGCACTCCACAGGACGGCTTTTGCCTGGCGTTTACGACCGATGAGCCGCGGCGGGCGGAAGGTCATCATGCAAGGGAAAACTCGCCTGTCCTGATCATCGTGGATGAGGCTAAAAGCGTGGAACAAGGCATCTTCGAGGCACTGGACCGTTGCACGTATACGGTGTTACTGCTGATCAGTTCGCCCGGGCTCAAGGCCGGCCGTTTCTACGACGCGTTCAGTAAAAACCGTAGTCAGTACGTGGTTTTCGAGGTGGGGCTTAAGGACTGTCCGCATGTTTCCACTGAGCGTATCCGTGACGTGGAGACGACCTACGGCGAGGATCATCCGTTGACGCGCTCCACTCTCTACGGCGAGTTCATGGATTACGATGAAGCGACAGCCTTCTGCGTTGACTACCAACGGCTTACCCACTTGATCCACAACCCACCAAACGCCCGACTCGTCAACGAGTTGGTCGCCTTCTGTGATTTTGCCGGTGGCGCTGCCGAGAATGTAATAGCAATTCGGCGCGGGAATAAGTTGGAACGGCTGATTTGCTGGCATGAACGGGACACAGTAGCGGGAGTGGGCCGGTTTATCATGGAGTTTCGTAAGTACGGGCTGAAAGCGCAGCAGATCTGGGGTGATAACGGCGGGGGCGGTCAGATGATGATCGATATGCTGGCGAGCTTGGGATGGCCGATCAATCGGTTTAACTTTGGGGAACCGGCGATTCGTGATGACGTGTATACATCCCGCGGAGCAGAGATTTGGTATAGTTTCGGATTGCTAGTCAACCGAAGCGAGATGGTGCTCTTGGATGACGCAACGTTGGTTAGCCAGTTGACGACGCGCAAGGCGACCTACGATAGTCGAGCTCGGATGGGCGTTGAGAGCAAGGAGGATATGCGTAAACGGGGGCTGGTTTCGCCCGATCGCGCGGATGCGGTGTGCGGGGTGTTTGGAATCCAGGTCGGGAGCTGGCTCAAGTACGTGGCGCCGCGGGAGCTGGACCCGTGGGAGCGACTGGACAATGATTTGGTGCCTAAGGGCGGATTAGGTGAATCGGCTGAGAGTAAGATCGTGCGGCAACTGGGAGGCTGGACGGGATGAAACATCGCTGGTATTCTTTGGACAAATGTCCAAGCACAAGTTCGATCCTCAGGAGCCAGAGCCTCGCTGGTTGCGCATAGCGGCCGCTGAACGTTACAGCGGAATCTCAAGGGCTAAACTTTATATTCTGATGGCTGAAGGCAAGTTGCCCAGCGTTTCAGTTGCTTTGACCAGTTCACGGGGTACTCGGCTGATTGATCGGCTGGCTATCGACAAATTCCTGGAAGGTTTGCAGAGCAGCGACTGGCATGAATAAATATGAACGACAGTCTTTGGCTGTTAAGCGCTTTGCCTTATACGAGGGCCTTTCGGTGCGGGCGCGCAATTGTCTGTGGAGAGCCGAATTGCGCGACAAGCAAAGTATTCTGAAGGTTATCCAAGAGAATCGTTTAAAAAAGATTCAATGGGTCGGAGCTAAAATCGAGCGCGAGATAATGCAATGGCTTGAGGTTGTGAAGATTGAGAAGGTATGTCCGACTTGTGGACAGCGGGTTATCGAGTTTCGAACCGATAAGCGAGACTGTTAAATACTTCTGTACGACGATTGGCCTACGCTGTATAACATTGGTTTCATCATGGCCAATGATGAAAGCGGCGCGCCGGCCGCCGAGAGTCCGCCGGCTGAAGTTACACCCCTGACAGCGCCAGTCAGCGGTACATCAATTGTAGGCACAACGACCTTAGCGGCGATTTTTCCGTTGATTTGGACGGCGACAACCGGACCCAATGCTGGGTCGCTTAACTACCGTTGGAGCGATGATTACGGCGGTGTGCGCACAATTCAGGCTTATTACGCGGATGGCAGTATAATGACGCTGGTGAGTGAGGCGCGGCCCAGTGGAGGAACGACCTTTGCGCGGACATGAGTACGGAATTTGGGACATCTTGGACAAGCAGTCCGGTAACCGAAGCGCCGCCGAGCCTTGAGCAGCTCTCGCTAGGAGCTGGTCCGGTAGCGATTCCCAGTTCAACCACGCTGGCGAATCTTTTGCCGCTGATTTACACGCTTAGCGCGGATTTGAGTACGTCGGTTACGCCTACGGGCAACACGACTAACACCAGCAACTCGATTACGAGTTTGTCGAGCACCGCTGGGTTAGTGGTCGGGATGACGATAAGCGGCGCTGGGATTCCGGCTAGCAGCGTGATTACGAGTATTTCGGGTACCACGATCACGATCAATAATGCCGCTACGGCCACAGCGACTGGGGTAACGTTAACCTGTGCAGTAGTGCAGAGTTGGCAACTGATTGATGGTACGACTATGCTATGCACTTTTAGCGGGCCGCGGATGACTCAGGTACGGGTTCAGTTTCAGGCTCGTCCGTATGCGCCCTCTACCATAGTGCCGATTTACCCGTACTAGCGCGGCTTATGGAAGCTAAACCGAGTAGTTCCGGTAAAGAGTACGGCGAGCGTTCACTGGGAGGAGAATGGGTCTGGAATGGGACAGGGCGGCCGGATGACGCGTGGGTTGCGCCTGAGCCGCACGTGCCGCCGGCAGCGGGCACAGCGATTCCCTCTAACACGACGATTGATGCGCTTTTTACAGCGCTTTATGGCACACGCAGCTCGCACACGAGCGGGACGCCTACGTATTTGTGGGTGGGAGTGGGGCGGATCCAGGGACAATGGCCTGACGGGAGCCATTGCACGATGTGGTGTGAAGCGCGGCCGCTGTTTCCGGCGGTGTTGCGGTTGTGACCGATGAAGCGCGTCGTAGGCTGGAGGAGATCCGGCAAGAGGTTCGCATCGCTGCGGAAGAGATTAGCCGGCATGGAGACAGTTTTGCTTGCTGTGAGCGACTTGTAGACGCGCTCCTAGCCATTATCAGATTTCTAGAACTAGAACCATAAACAAAAGAAAGAACCATAAAATGGCAGCAGCAAACGTAGTGATTTCAGGAATGATGTATCATGGAAAGTCAGGGGAGAGCACTCCGGTGACCATTGTCGGAATAGCCGGATTAGCAGGATTGGAAGTCGGCTATCCTTTGCCACAGCCTCCGGCACAACCTGGGGTTCCAGGCAGTCCAACCTTCCCAATTTGGGGACCACCGGGATTTAATCCACCGGGAGCGGGATATCCTCCCGGCATTTGGGGTGGGCCGATTATTCCGGCTCCTCCAACTGAGCCGCCAGCTAACCCAAGCGAGCCTAAACCACCGCCAGATGGTGGGGGATGGGGATGGCATCCAACTTACGGATGGGGCTTTTTCCCGATGACCGGAGGTAAACCACAGCCACCGGGCTAGTTACGCATGGGGTAAACATCCAGCATATTCTGTCGATATGACAGAGTATGCCCTATAAAGATAAAGCAAAAGCAGTCGCTTGTAGCAGGGCCGCTTATCTCAAGCGACATCTGCGAGAATTCGTAAATGGTACGGAAGAACAACGGGAGCGATGGAGAGAACAGATTCGTCGTCGACCGAGCCGTTCTCGTTCTTCTCGTCGCAAAGAACATTTAAAAGCGCGTTATGGAATTAGCATTAGGCAGTGGGAAGCACTCTTTGATGCTCAAGGGCGTTGTTGTGCTATTTGCAAGGCGACTGCTCCAGGTTGGAAACACGGGTGGCATACTGATCATGAGCATGAAAGCGGGAAGGTTCGTGGAATTCTTTGTCACTTATGTAATAGAACACTTGGCAATTACGATGTTCCGCGATTTCAAGCTTTCATCGATTATTTGAATGGGTGGGGTTGTCATGGTGGCCCCGAGGCGTACCGCGTCGGGGCTTGAGCGTTATGGCTGAGATTTTACCGGGTAAAGATGCGGACTTGCAGCAGTTGGTGATCCATTTGCTGGATCGGGCGGATCGTTTTGAGGAGCAACTGGAGAGCACGTTGGATCGAATCAGGCAACTGGAAGAGAAAGTAGAAGAGCTCGAGCAACAATTTCTGGCATGAACGAGGTTTACGCTGAGGTGATTCGGATTTTAGAAGGTGATTGCCGGGAACTATTGCCGACTTTAGAGCCCGGGAGCGTGCAATGTTGCGTGACCAGTCCGCCGTACTGGGGCTTGCGGGATTATGGAATTGATTCGCAACTTGGACTCGAAGCTACGCCAGAAGAATATGTTGCGGCAATGGTCGCGATATTTCGTGAAGTCTGGCGGGTATTGCGTGATGACGGGACGTTGTGGCTGAATTTAGGGGATAGCTACGTGAGTAGCGGCACTCAATCAGCTAATAGTGGACTGGCCAAGCTAGCCGACAAATGGGCTCCGAGAGTTAATCCAAGAAATCCAAATAGAGACGATAGGGGGGAAGTAACTAGAGGGACTAAGGCCATTTCTCCTTGGCTAAGACCTAAAGACCTATGCGGCATCCCCTGGCGGGTCGCCTTCGCGTTGCAGGCCGACGGCTGGTATCTGCGCAGCGACATTATCTGGCACAAGCCAAACCCGATGCCGGAGAGCGTGACTGATCGGCCTACCAAGGCGCATGAGTACATTTTTTTGCTGAGCAAACGGGAGCGTTATTTTTATGATGCGGAGGCGATTAAGGAACGTGCTAATTATCCAGAGGGGCGATGGGGTGGGCACAATCCGCGACCGGGGATCGATATTAACGGTGGCGGCCAAGCGTCGCGTGATGGGTTTGACAGCAAAAACCCCGCGATCCGCAACAAGCGCTCAGTCTGGACAATTGCCACGCAGCCCTATTCCGAGGCGCATTTCGCCACATTCCCCGAGGAACTACCCAAGCTCTGTATCCTCGCTGGAACTAAGCCTGGTGACACAGTTTTAGATCCCTTTGCTGGTAGCGGTACGACCTTAAGGGTTGCTCTTGAGCTGGGGCGTAAAGCAATCGGGATTGAGCTTAATCCGCAGTACTTAGATTTGATCAGGAGTCGGACGGATGTGACTCCGGGATTTGTGTTTCGGCAACTGGATTTGGCTTTGAACGGCAATGGCTAACGAGGTTTACGCTGAGGTGATCCAAGACTTGCGGGTTCGCCTGGACTGGGAGAACCGGCAAATGGTCTGGAGCAAAATGCGTAACTTCGGCTTGCGCCGGATCAGTAAGCCCTGGCCGATGGCCAGCGATCTGCATGTGCCACTGGGCGATACGATCATCAACAAGCTGAAAGCGTACATGCTCCAGTGGGTGCTGGGACCGGAACTATTAGCCAGCTTCTACTCCCTTAACGATCAAGGCGACAGTTTTACCGATTCTTGCGCCCAGTGGTTTAACTATCACATCCGGGAGAAGAGCAATTTTAATCCTCAACTGATTTACGCGATTGATTCGGATCTGCAGAATGGGATGGGGGTCTTAAAGGTTTACTGGGACGTAGACAAGAACCAGGTCGGGTTTTGCTCGATCCTGCCCTTTTACTGCGTGGTGCCGCCGACGACTGAGGCGACCCAGGACGCTGATCGGTTCACGCACGTGATGTGTTACAGCCGGGAACAGTATAAGCGGGCAGCGGCGAAACGCGGGCTCAACGATGATGAGGATTTGCTGGATCGTATCGAAGGTCGGGGAGTGAAACCCAATCCCGCCTATGCTGAGTTGCACTATAGCCAGGAAGGCTTGGTTTGGAGTCGGCTCAAGGACGTGATCATAGTCTGGGAGACGTACGTTAAAGAGACGGACGGCAACATCAAGGTCTACACCTATTCGCCTGTCGATCCGGACGAAGAGTTGCGCTCACCGTTCAAGTTGCCTTATACGCATAAGCTCTATCCCTTTGTGCGGATTCCATACGAGCTGACTGAAGGCGACTGGTACATGAGCCGCGGGGTGATGGAACAAGTCCAGATGTTCGAAGCTTCGGCCACCAAGATGTGGAACGAGAAGTTGGACTTTATGAGCATCGCCAACCGGCCGGTGCTCTCGACTCAAGGAGGAAGTATCAACGCCCAGAGTATTCGCTGGGCGCCGGGAGAAGTGTACGATGCGCTTTTGCAAGTGGTGCAACAACCGCCTCCGCCGGTCAGTTTCGATGAGGAGATCCAATCGACTCGCTCGATGGCTGAGCAGCGGGTTGGGATTCCTGATTTTGGTGTGGGGCAGGATAACCAGATGATGGCTCCGCGGACGGCGACAGAGACTAACGCGATTGCGACTGTGATGCAGCAGTCGAACGATTTAAGGGCCCGGATTATTAAGGGCGCGATGAGCGAGGTCTATGAACAGGCTTGGAAGCTCCTACTTCAATATAAAAGTGAGGACTTGGATTATTTCTGGCGCGGGCAACGGATTACGCTTCCGGATGCGGCACTGGACGATTGTTACGTGTTAACTCCGAACGGTTCGGTTGATGGGTACTCGCGAGAACGCGATATCCAGAAATTGATGCAACTGCGGCAACTGGCGCAAGGGGCGGCTTGGATACAGGTCAACGAGATCGATTGCAAGATTATCGAGCTGATGGACAGCCAGTGGATTAACCAGCTCTATATTCCGCCGCAAGAAGCGCAGCAGGACCAGATGACTAAGCAAGCGACCGAGAACGTGCTTCTTATGAGCGGATATCCGGCTCCGATTGCGCCTAATGACGAGCACGTGACGCATTTGCAGGTTATGGACGCTTTTGTTCGAGACGCGATGGGGCGTCCGGAGGGGATTGCGCCGGATCGGTTACCGCTTTTGATGAATCACGGGATGGCGCATATCCAAGCAGCGCGCTCAAACGCCGATTACATGAAACAGTACGGGGTACAGATTGCGCAGTTTGCGAGCAAGATAAATGCGACACAGCGCCAGATGGCTCAAGCGCCAGCGCCTGGGGTAGCGCCTGGACCGGCAAACGCGCCTACAAGCGGACCGACTCGCGGGGCGGCGGCTGCGGTGGCACCTGGTGGCTCTAATGGCGGAGGGCCGACTCCCAATATTGCTGGGCTGCCAGGTGTCCCGGCAACTGCT